GGGACCCGAAGGTCCCCCGTCGCTATCTTAACCGGTAGCGTCGGTTTAATAGACTGACCCAGGCCTTTCTTCCCTGGTACTGGAGGTTGCTATGCCGGTCTCTAGACATAGAGAGGATGATGGACTCATGGGTATATCTGGTACCTACCAGACGTTCCCACCATTTCCATCTCTCACTGTCCAGAGTGCATCGGTTGGAGTCACAAAGGTGTGCGACGACCAGATTTGTGCGCCACGCGAAAAACGCATGCCACAAACCCTTCTGCTCGTCACGAAAGTACGCCGATTCCCAACTTTCAGTGGGACTTATCCTCCGACTGGCACTCCAATAAAGCAGCTTATAAACTGCCCTACGGATTACCAGCCAGCGGAGCCCACGCCAACAACCAAGTATGTGCCTCTGACCACATTGGAACAGAGCAACTTGGCTTGGCAATCCTTGGCGGCCACGAATATAAACGTGGCCCACGTCAGCCTGCCCAGTTATTGGGCTGAGCTCAAGGACTTACCAGCGCTTTGGCGCACATGGGGGGACAATCAACTGAAGGTAGCGCAAAAGCTGTGGAAACAGCTTCGCAACTCGTCGGATGCCCACGATAGGGCGTTCTATGAAGTTGCGTCTCGCTTATCTAGGGGTCTTATCGGGCTCGGTAATTTATCCGATCGCTCGATTCGAAACCTGATCCGCAAGACCAAAGTGCTACCCCAAGTGGAGAAATCCCTTGTGGACGCCGATGCTGTGGCACGTTTGATGGAGTCTTCTCCAAAGGGCATGCTATGGTATCGATGGGGGTGGGTACCCCTCGTTAGCGACATTCGAAAGATGTGGCAGTTCACTGATCGCGTTAATGAACGCATTGTGTGGCTGTCACGTCTACAGAATGGGGATAGAACGATTAAGCGGAAGACTACCTTGCGTAATACTACGGACTACGACACTCCGACTACAGTTCAACTGAAGTCTGTGGGTGCGAACATCCAAGGTAGACGTACTGTTGTCTACACCGAGAAGGTGTGGGCAACTGTCCAGTGGAAACTGGATCCAACGTTCGATCTATCGGGAGTTGGTCTAGAAGGCGATCCCGTTTGGGATTTAGCTCATAGGCTTACCTTCGGTATGACAACACAGGATGCGTTAACTGCGCTGTGGGAGATTTCTCCTTTCAGCTGGTTGGTGGATTGGATTCTTCGTGTCCAGACTGTTATGGACGCGACTAAGAACACTATCCCACTTACGTGGGGTCCTATTTGTCTGATGCGGCACCTTACAGCGAAGTCGCTGGTGACGCCTATGACGAGTAGCGCTGACCTTTCTTGGTGCCACCCAACTGGGTTGCATCAACAGTCAGAGGACAGGAAACAAAGATTAATTGTATCGCCTGTCTTGCCTTTCGCGCCGAGTTTGATGCCTGTCCTTTCGGCAGGTCAATGGTCGATCCTGGGAGCACTGGCGGCTTTACGGCTGATCGGGCGCTAACTCGTTGTTAGCAGAGCAAACCCGGTTGACCTTAAGCTTTCAAGGTACTCCTATAGGAGACTTCTCATGGCGTTGGGATCTACGCTCACTCTTCCTTTGACATCAGGGTCCAAAGTCCTCCCGCTCATTAATGGGCCGGACTTCGACAGAGGATCGGAGTATTATCTCCGCGAAACACTGGTGTCGTGGCGGGTACTTGTGCGGCATTCCACACAAGTAAAGGGCGGAGTGACATCACTCCGTCATAACGTGACTGCAACGAAAAGGACTTTCGCTACCAGCACGACCCCGGAATTCGACAATGTCGTCTCATTCACCATTACGGCGGTTGAGAGCGACTCGTTCCTCGAGTTGGCTAATGCCATCATCGGCTGGTTGGAAACCAGCGTCTCGGTAACGGCTGCGTCTAACGCAACACTTGTCAAATTGCTTGGCGGAGAATCTTAACACGGTTCACCGCTAGCTACTGGAACTCAATCTCCTAGGAGGTTGTGAATATACGTGTTACTAACGTCGAATGTGGAGCCGTTTGTAGGAAACTACTATGGTTAAAAGCCACGTTGAGGAGTTACTGCACGTGTACCGTTGTCTTTTCGTTGACATCGGAAACACTTACCCTGAATTGCGGGATGACCTTCGTAAGGATTACGAAACTCTCGCAGCACTCGCAGACGAACGTGGGATCAACCTCTTTTGTGTTGACCTCGCTGACGTTGGGAAGCACCTTGATCGGTGCCTCTCAGAAGGACAGTTTATGGTTTGTGGGATCCCCCTCACGGGGCGATGTCCAAAACGAATCATGTACCCAGAGTTCCTAAAAGGACTTTGGGGACTGGTCTTCAACGAGTGCGGAACCCTGAAGGAGGATGCCGATGATGGAGCTGTTACTCTTCTGCGCCAAGTGTATTACTTGGCTAAGAAGGCTAAGCTCGATTGTCCCCATGAGGCTGTATTGGACGAGGTCCGCAGCTTCGTGGAAACTGACCGTTCACTTCCTGAGCCTGAAGAGGCTTGGGTCACGACGGAGTCCATGCAAGAAGTCTACCAAGGCTTCTTCGAAAGCTCGCTCTACAGAGCGAGGCTAGAGGACCATCCCTTACGGGATGAGCTCAGTTCCTTTCTGCAGATGCTGGATAAAATCACCAGTATTCTTGCGGCTTCCTTGGGGCCTTATCAGCCCGCTGATTGGAAGTTCAGGCATGGCCCAGGTGTCATTTCTGAGCGTCGAGGGACAGTGAACAAATACGAATTTGTGAACTGGTCTGAGATGCTAGAGAGCGTGTTCGCTTTTGCAGACTGTGCGTTTTATAACCACAGTAGCTGGGCGAGGTCGGTCCTTTCAACTGAGTGTGGGAGTAAAAATCCTGCCAGTAGGTTGATAGCTGTACCTAAGACCCTCACTAAGCCGCGGTTGATTGCCGCTGAGCCAAGTGAGCATATGTGGTGCCAACAAAATCTCTGGCATTACATGCGGACTCGGACTGAGGCGTGTTGGATAGCTAACTTCGTTCGGTTTACCGATCAGAGTCAGAACCAGCGCCTTTGCCGGGATGGGTCGGTTACAGGCTCCTTAGCTACGCTGGATCTTTCCAGCGCAAGCGACAGGGTGACCTGCCATTTCGTAGGCCAACTCTTCCGGGATAATACTCGGCTGTTGGAGGCTCTACGAGCTTCACGTACCCAATCAATGGGACAGGACTTGGCAGATGATCTGCCACCGATCCTCCCGCTGAAGAAATTCAGCACAATGGGTAGCGCCTGTACTTTTCCGGTTGAGACGTTGGGTTTTGCTTGTATCGCTTTAGCAGCCTGCCTAACAAGGCGTAAGCTACGGGCGAGTATACGCGACCTGATGTCCTTGATTGGAGAGGTCACAGTCTTCGGGGATGACATAGTCGTCCCTACGGATTGCAGGGAGTTGGTGTGTGCGGCACTTGAGATCCTTGATTTCAAGGTTAACACTGGCAAGTCTTACTGGAACGGGAAGTTCCGTGAGTCGTGTGGTGTAGACGCCTTTCGGGGAGTCGATGTGACCCCCGTCTATTGGCGCAGCCAAACAACTGACGAACCAGAGTCGATCGTGAGTGCTGTAGAGGTTCGAAACTCCTTTTACAAAAAGGGGTATTGGGCTTTGGCAGAGTACTTGACGTCGACCATACCACGGGCTGGATTGCCCACGGTACCAATTGGCTCTGGTGTCTTTGGTCTTGTGACCTTTGGACGTGCACGGTTGGACGGTTTATTTCGCCGTTTCAACGTGTACCTACAGAGAGACGAGGTCTTGTGTCTTGGAATACGTTCCAAGCGCCAGATTCGCGAGATCCGAGACGACTCAGTTCTTCTCCAATACTTTACGGAGAATCCTGAACCCTGGAGCGCTTGGCGCGGCGGGGTAGGACTGAGACCGAAGCTCAGGTTAGCTTTGGTATGGGAGTGTTCCGCGACAGTGGTTTCCTAGGCCACATCGTCAGCATGCCCAAAGCGGGGAATTGAG